AGACTATGCTTGTTGATGCGATAGAGGAGTTTTGCAACATCCAACAATTCTTCTTTGCTGTCAATATTAGACAGGTAGATTTCAGCCAAGCAACAAGTTTCTTTGTCTGCCAAGCTTTGTTCTGCACAAGGGTTGTATCCCTGCACTTCGGGGTCTGGATAGTTGGTTTCACCAAGTCTCCCGATTTTACGAGACAGTTTGAGATTGATCAAACCATAAGGTTCACCCTTACCTTCATACCCATCCCAAAAATATTCATGCAGATCATCAATGTCATCGCAAACAACAGAGTTGTTCGACATCCCTCGCCACGAAGGAATGCTACCCATGTCCCATCGTTTTGCCAACAGATACTCAACATCATCAGGATCACCAATCGCAATCTGTGCAGATCTACGGACATTACCAGCGACAACGACAGACCCAATAATGTTCATGATATCAAGCGCATCAATCGGTCTAATCTTTTTACCAGCCCTTCTTTCTAGGACTTTGGAAATCTGTTGAATACCCCAGCATAGATCTTCTGGACCAGATGCCGTACCACCAAACCCTTTGATCGGTGACCCTTTACCTCTGACGCATACTGTCGAGTACGAGAAAGTTGCCTTACCATCTGACAGGAATGCTGCTTTAAGAGTCTTACCAAGTAGCTTAACCCAACCTTCCCTAGAGTCAGGAACAATAAAGTCAGCGTCATTAGTATCAATCCGGGTAGGAGTACTAAAGTTAGCATTAACTGGAGGAAGTTTATCAATATTTTTCCTTTGAATATTGTAGCCGACACCAGATCCAAGCATCAGCAAATCCATAGCCCATACGAATGGTTCAATTGGTTTATCAACAACGGTAAAGGCGCAATTCTGGAGGCTAGAAAGCCCCAGTTTACCGACAGTATCCGTACCTAGCTGCCACAAGAATCGACCCGCTACAGTGCCTTTAAGCCCCAGCAAATAGCCTTTAAGACGAGCCTTTTCATCCTCATTAAAGTTGCAACCAAGCTGATTGTTTGAAGCATTGATCACACGATTAACAGTATCTTCAAATTCTTCAGTGGGGGAATTGGGATCGGAGGCATTTAGTCTACGAGAGTATGTGCGTTTGTAAGTAAGATAACCTACAGTAGACCAAGGTGTAGTAATTTCGTTTTGCATTTGTTTCCTTTTATTGACAAAAAAAGGGAGCAATCGCTCCCGGCTAATTTTCATTCGCCATTCGCAAATAGCGAACGGGAACTTTTAGTTATACAGAAATCTGAAGATATTTCAAGACTTAACTTTATAACTACCTATCGTTTCCACTTCCTTGAATGGTATTGTTTTGTTTGCGCTGTTCAAGCTTATCAAGATTCTGTTCACACAATCTTTCAAGCGAAAGACCCATGTCACTAGCAACAGCAGCAACCATCCACACAATATCTCCAAGCTCTTTGCCAAGTAAATCTTTAAACTTAGCCTCATCTTCAACACCGTCACGAATACTTTTTGCTACAAGACTTAGAAGTTCTCCGACTTCCCCTGCTAGATTGAGCAAAGCATAAGCTTCATTGGCGCTTTCAAGTCGATACGACATTGCCTTTGTTTGGTAATATGAAATTTGCATTAATTTTCCTGTAAAAAAACTGATGGGAATTGTGATAATAGCACAGCTTTACACTTGTCGGCAATATCTCTATGCTCTTTTTGTGTGGCAGCATCACACCTGATGTCGCAGTAATGAATCCAACTACGCAGTGTACCGTTCATATACATACGAGAAGTAGTCAATCCTTCTGGTAACACCTTACGAGCAACTTCTTTTGCGATTCCGTTTTCAAGTGCTGTTTCATAGCAATGCCTTGCCTCTTTCAACACACGATCTTGCATCATTCGCCACCACTCTTGTTGATTCTTATCAACAATAGGTAGACTATTCTGCCTGTTCTTGTTGTCTTGTGCCCTTGCTTCAGAGTATTCATACCCATCAGCAACAGCATAACGCTGACTGAATTCCTGAAAGCTAAAGCTACGATGACGCAAGATCTGTCGTGCAATATCACGAGTAGTTTCAATTTGCATACACACGTTAACCATTTCAAATGGTGACCAGTGTTTATTCCTAATCAAATACTTGATCAGCTTGCTGGCAGTTTCATCGTTGTTTTGATTTTCAGGATTACTCACTCTTGCCATATAAGCAAGAACTCTTTCTGCGTTTGGTGTTACCCAAATCAAACTAACATTACTCATCAAACAACTCCATTTGTCTATCGTCAACGGAATTAGGAGTGTATTCTTTTTTTGCTAGTGCAACAGCATCACCCAATACTTTTACAATCGCAAATCGAAGCAAGTAAGAAACAGCATCTTCATCCATTTCAACATTACAATCAACGCTTCCATCTGGATTATCTTTCATCTGTAAGATTTCAATCTTCATGGTTTTTTCCTTTCGCTCTTTTCCTGATCTGTCTTTGTTTTGTGACAGGGTTTACACAACACTTGATATCCATCAACCTCGCAGAACATTCTATTAATGTAATCATCCCATGTAGTAAATCCCGTCTTTGGATTTACAACTGGTTGTATGTGATCAACCTGAATGTCTGTAGCAATGAATTCATTATGACAACTTGCACATTGAAAATGTTTAGCTAACAATCCAGTTTTTTTATTTGTCTTTCTCTGAGTAAAAGCGACATCCAATGCGGCATATTTCTGTCCCCATTTTCTAGACGCTGCCCTAAGAGCGGAGATAATAAAACTTCTGAACCTAGCCTCTGTCCACTGCTTACCGTTACGAATCTTTTCTGACTTTTTCATCAACAATATGACTCATGTTTACTGTCGCTTCATCGTACTTAAAGATTTCACGAACAATATCCAAAGCCTCTTCAATGTCAAGGGCTACAAACTCAGCTTCAACACTTGTAACATTGTTGCTTTCTTTGTAGAAAACAATGTAACCGTTGGCTGCTTTATTGATTGTTACATAATCAACGATGGTCATATCATTCCTCTAGTTCAACACGAGTGACCGCAACTTCAGAAGGACACAAATTCATGTCTCCCAACTGCTCAACAATAAACTCTGCGATCATATCAGCCAATTCATTCTCATCCATATAAACAGAATCCTCTTCTTCAAAAAGGATTGAATAGGATACATTTAATCTACTCATTGCTTTTTCTCCAACATTGTATCAACCAATTGGGCATACCCAATAATGTCATGCCAACTATCCTTGTAAAAAGGATCTCCATTTACAATGCGAGAAATCTTATTACATATCATGTCCAAGCTTTCAAGCATTTCAGGCTCTAACAAATGATAACTAGCACCAGCTCTGATCACAAGTTTTAGATCTTGGCTTGTGCTGGATACATTCGCATACTGACCGTATCGATTCCCTCTTTGTTCAAGTGTTTCATGAATGTTCAATGAATACCTCCTTTTGTTTTTGTGTGAATACTAAAAGTTGCTGCATCTTCTTTATCATTAAAGCTATCATGATCAGGATCATAATCATACTCTAATGATTCTTCCCCGAAATACTTTTTAGCAAATTCGTACAGCATTCTGGCATTACCAATATCTTCTTCCATGAACGGTATAACGGCAGAGATTACTGTAGCAACACCAATTAAAGTGTCCATTTCTTCTGTTGAAATAGTTACAGGGCCAAAGCCAGCCACCATAATTTCAAAGTGTCCTGTCCACTTACCCTCTTCTATTGATGGTCGAAGAATAACGCATACATCGTTTGGTTTCAAGTCTGTTTCCACGGTGGCTCCCACATTTGGTTTTCATATCTACGCAGCCAGAGCAGTCGAGCATTCTCAATAACCCTGTCTACATTTCCATCATATGCTGCTACACAAGCATCATAGAGTTCTTGTTCTGTCTTACATTCAGACAAAATTTTTTCTGCCCTAACTTTACCAATCCCTGAAAGACCAATAATATTATCGGCAGAATCGCCCGTCAAGATCTGTTTATAAAAATTCAGAAGTGCGTCATTAGGATTGACATAATAATTATGTCGCTTAACAAAATTGTAATGCCAACCTGATAACTGATCTAAGTCTTTATCTACAGAC